CCCCTGTTGGTAGGGGGATGGGTAGGCCAGTCTAATGTAACAAGTTAATGTGTTGTTACTACACAAGTGTGTCAGGTTGATCTTCTAGTTCTTCCTGTACACGCATTTCTGGAGGTGCTTGTCTAAACATTTGTTCTGTTTGATCTTCAGTTTCTTCTCGTTGCATACGGCCTTCAAGCTCTTTTACGGGTTGAACTCCTTCAGGGTTCATTATAGCTTCCTCTGCAAAAAAGTTTATCTGCTTTCCAACTGTTTTTGTAACTTCAGGTCCAAGTATCCTACCGATAAGTTGAAATTCTTCAGAACCAAACATATCTAGTAAAGAAACTTTTTCCTTGTCTGTTAAATTATTTATACGATCAACTAAAGTGTTTGTGTACTCATTAACAGTCATGTCTTCGGCTGACCGCATGGAAGATTCCATACCTCGTACTAGTTCTTCCTCTTCCATTTTAAGTCCTTTCAATATCTACTAGATCATTACGTAGCATTTTATATAGTGCAATTGTATATGATGGAATATAGAAAAATAAGAGGCCAGTAAAAGATTTTATGTCTTTTTTGTTTTTAACTCTGGAATCATAAAAACCATCAGATAACCACTGAATAATTTTATTGTCTACGTGAGGCGCAATAACTGTTTTACCAAATACTGTATAGCCATTGCGCCATAGTTTTGTATCAAATTTATCTTCTGGTTTTGCATCCATGCACCACTTGATAAGTTTCATCTTTTTAACTGTAGGCCAGTATCCTTTATTATTAAGTGCCGTAGCTACATAGCAGCTATAGCCTCCTGTATTTGAGCCTGAATCACTATCAGTATCACTGCCACCATCATTGTCATTATTGGGTACAAACTTAGAAAAAAACTGAAGACCAGATGAAGTATTCTTTGATGCCGTACCACTTTCTGATGCACGATGCACACTGCCACCAAAACGTTCCGCTTGATCTCTACTTTGAGCAGACATATTTGCACCAATAGCAGCGGCTGCGGATGTATCACCCCGTGCAAGTGCATCTGCATATTGGTTTTGTCTATCCCGATGCGCTGCAATAATTGCATGGTGATTTGCTACTGAGGCATTGCCATCTCTTACTGCATTGTCGTAAGATTGTTGTTCTTTAAGAGATAGGTTTCCTGAAGACTGTGGCATACCATGTTGATTCATTTGTAGAGCACCACTACTGTCTGTTACAGCTTCAAATCCTGTAACCCCACCAGACAAAGTGTTGTCAGCTACATTATGTACAGGTCCACTAGACGCATAATTTTCATAGTAAGACTGTCTTCCTTCTTCAGTAAAACTATTTTTAATTCCAGAAACTGCAGCCTTTACATCTTCAAATAGTTTATTTCCAAACAATTTAGTATTACGAAGTTTTCCTGATTCTTCATACTCAGTAAGTTCTTTTTTAACTTCATCAGTTAATTTAGCAGTAGTTTTCCAATCTTCACCAAATCGTTCTGTTAAAGCTGATTCTAAATCTCGTTGTTGTTTTAGTCCTGCTGCGGTAGTAAACGCACCTATAAGAGGACTAAAGAATGATCCTACGTTTCCTGCACCAAGAACACGTTTATTATCTAGCCATGCACTTACTAGATCATTAGCAGAACCTTTTTGTAAAAGATTTGTTTTTTGAATGCTAAGTTCTTGAGACTCTCTTTGCTGTTGTTTTTGTTGTAACTCACGAATAGTTTGAGCACCACCATCATCTGTTGTAACTTGTGTAGTTGCTACAGATGTATCATCAGTACCTGTTCCTGTTGTAGTGGTTGTTCCTGTGTCTGTCTGTGAAGCTTCCCATTCTGTAACAGGAATAAACCCTTCTGGAATAGGACCGTTTACTACTGCCCCATTGTAGAAGTTAAACATTCTACGTTCGCCCGTTTCAGGATTAATGTACTCTACACTTGTATATACATCACTTACAGTTGGAACAAATGGTTTATCTTCAGTTGATGCTGTGCTAACTGCAGAAGTATCAGTACTTGATGCTGGAGTTACAGGGGGTGGAGCTACACCAACAGGTATTTGCCCACTTGAAACAAACTTAGGCACATAGCCACCTGCAGGAGAAGGTGCAGGAATAGGGGGTGCAACAGAACTAGGTGGTGGAGTATATGCTCCCGTTGTTTGTTGACCTTGATAGATAGAAGGTTGATAACCAGCAATACCTGTAGAAGGTTTTACAAATGTACCTTCTTGTGCGTACACCATACCACCTTGATACATCTCACGTGGTTCATCTTCCATAGGTTCTGCACCTACAATAATAAGATCAGCAGGACCAAATGGAACGTCATCATCTAATGTAGCTTCGTCAGAGTTACCCATTTGACCCATAGCTTCCATTTTCTTTAGGCCAAACTTAGCTTCATCACGAAGCTGCATAATTTTTTCTAGTCCATGATAACGTACAACATCAGCAGGTAGAACAAACTCACCTTCACTTAGCATAGCAGGAATGTCATCACGTACTTCTTTTTTAGTGCTACCACTAGGAACTTCATTTCCTGATTCTTCGTCTACCATGCCACCTTCATCTTTTAGACCACCGTCTTCAAAGAGTTCCATTTGTTCTTCCATAGTAATTTCCTTACTGAGATTTTAATACTTCGTCACGTAATAACTTTAGTCTACGTAACTGATAGATAGCACCTTGTGCTCTATGAACAGCAACAACTTCATTTGTTTGTTCCATAACACGATGCTGTTGATTGATTATCATGTCTAAGTAAGCTTCAAACTTAGACCATTGGGCTTGGTTGCTGACCAGCCCCTTGAGCTTGCTGAGGTGCTCCTTGTCCTGCATTACCACTAAATCCTTGTTCTTGTGGTGTCGGTGCTTGTCCTACACCTATAGTTCCACCACCTGCTCCTGATGTGTCCATTGGGTTTGCACCTGCTGGACCACCTTGTTGAGGTTGTTGTGCTTGCTGTTCTTGCTGGAACTGTTTCATTAGTTCAGCTTGAATTGCAGCTTCATTCATATTGTTGGTAACTTTTTCGGGGTCAAGATCAAGAGACTTTGCAATCTCACGAATAATGTATTGAAACTTAGCAAACGGCGCAAGTGCAGGGTTAGATGATACTTGCAAGAATTGCATAAGTCTTTGGCTACGTACTTCGTTAGCCATAAGTGATTCTGTTCCACGTGCCTTAACTTCTAAGTCACCTTTAATCTCAGGATCAAAGTCAAACTGCATATTAAAGCGGAACAGTCCTTCACCTAGTGGGCGAAGCAGATAGTCGTCTACGTTTTTAATAACATTCTTAATAGTACCACTTGCAGCACCCATTAGCATACTAATGCCACTAGCAGTACGGCCTACACCCATGACACCTGTCTGTCCATGTGCAAAGGAAGGGAAGCCAGTAGATTCATCTGCAAGCACTCGTGCCTTATCAAATAGCTGTAAGTTTTCACCTGCAACATTGGGGAACTTAGTACCGAAGATAGCTTGTCCTGGTGCACCACCTTGTCTACGGAATACTTTGCCTGGGTATACTGATAAGTCTTGGCCTGGAACTAGGTTAGTTTCATCTACCTCAATCAAAAGGTTACCAGATAATACAGCATTGTCAACAGCCATTCGCATGAAACCATTCATCAACGTTTGCGTATCGTCCATATTTTCGGCAATACCTACACCAAAGAATGAGTATGGGTTTAGTTCATAAGGTGATGCCATGTAAGGAATACGAGCAGGTTTGAATGGGTTAAGTACCATACGTAGTAGTTTACCATTACAAATCCAAACGTTTGCCTGTAGTTCGTCTGTATCTTGTAACTCACGAGGAATGTCTACACCTTGATCCATAAGCATTTCAACATCTACCATGCCCCAATATTCTAGGACTTCAAAACGTTCAATGCCATGCTCTGGTGCATAATCAGAAAGATCGTCTTCCCAATATTCTTTATCGTAGTTTTCGCCCATAGAAATTGCTTCATCAATAACTTGACTACGGAAGTATGGACGTTTCTTTAGTGCACGTAGTTGTGAACGTGACATCTTATGACGTTCAATAACATACTGTGCTTCTTCCATGTTGTTAGCATCTGGGTCAGGATAAAAGTTCCACACAGATACATGGGATACTTGGGGTACTGTTTTAAAGATAGGTGAATACTCACCTGTATCGTCATCCCAGTTAGGATATTCTTTATCTACAGCAAATGGACCTTTCATTACACCAGTACCAAACAAAGCCATTTCAAATGCTGTACTGCGTAAATGTTTAGACGCTGATGCTTCATCAAGCTGGTCTTGAATTTTCTTCTGCATCTTTTTAGCTGCAATCATAGCAGGGCTAAATGTAACAGATGTAGGCGTACCGCCTGTACCTTCTTTAATACCTTCAATAGGCTCTAGCTTTTCACGTAGTTCAGGGTTAAGTAACTCTTCTAACGTTTTCGCCGTAGCCCCTGCAGGAAGCTCTTTACCGTCACCTTTAAAACCGTAAGGTGATACTGGATCACTTCTTCGGTCTTCTTGTAACTCTTTAGGAACAGCAGGATCAAAACTGACATTCTCAACAACTCCTTCTGGAAGTTCTGTAGGATCAACTGTAAGTGGAAAACTATTCTTTGCAAATAGTACATCTACAATCTGACCATAAGCAGCCAGTGTTTTTGTCTTAGTTACTTTAATAAACACACGAGACTTTTCTGCCTCTGTAAATTGTACCTCTGGGCCATATATGCCACGATAGTTACGATAAGCACGTAGCCAACGTTCTTCATCTTGTCGGCGGTAGTCTTCAGCACGGGCGTATCGTTCCATAATAAACGGAATAATCTTAGAAGTATCTGCGTCTTCTTCTACTGAGTTATCTGTGTCCTCAAGGATAACTGCATCATCCTCAATGAATACTTCATTATCTTCTGCCATTTATTTTTCCTTAATAGCCAAATGTTGAATCTGCCACTCGCATTCCAGATGATCTTGTAGAATGTGGGTCATAGTCAAATAAACTAAACCGTGGTCTTGACATTATACCATAACGTAAAGCATCGTACAAGTGGTCTTCTGAGTGTGTATCAATATCTTCTGGATTCTTTTTGTCCAGTGGAATTGCTGGTAACTGTGCTACCATATTAGTACAAGTGTTAAAGAATACTAGTCTGGGTTTTTCTGTAAACTCGTCTACCTGTAAACGTCTATGTATTTCGTTCTTACCTGCTACACGTGAACCTTTAGAACGATCTGATGGACGCCATCTGCATCCTCGACTAATCATCTGTTCAGCAAGACTAGGGCCAGTATCACCACGCTTATGCCACAAAGAAGAGTCAAGAACTCCATACTTAATGTTTCCGTCTTCTGCTTCTAGCTGAAGCACCATGTCTGCTAAATCAGTAGCTAGAACTTTACTGACGTACAATTCTCTATATACGATAAGTTGCTCATCAGGCGCAACGGCAAACCACACGACAGCACTGTAAGAACCATACCCATAATCACATGCTCTAAACTTAACCCAATTACTAGGGATGTTAAAAGGCTCAATGACATGTTCATTCCTATCAAACTCTGTGAAGGCTGCACCTTCTTTGATGTCCCAGTCACCCTCTAACAATTGTCTACGTTGTTGTTCAGGCAACGATAGTAGCATTGCCTCGTAATCACCCTGTTCTGCTAGGTAAGGATTGTCTGAAAGACGTGCAGGTATAAACCTACGTTTGAACAAAGGCTTTCCTGCCTTTGCGTGTCCTGCAGGATATTTAAGCTCTTCACCTGTTTCAATATCAGTTGCATTAAAAGCCTTTCCAGAAGGGGCAGGGTCAATAAACATTTTCTTAACCCAATGGTGACCTCTACCCCCTGGGTTGGTAGTTGCCCTCATAAAGATAGGTAAGTCGGGTGCAGTGGACCGTAGACGAGATCGCATATAGTTCCATGCAAACGGGGTAGCCCATTGTGTCAACTCGTCAAAGCCTATCCAACTAAAAGCTAGACCTTGGTAACGCAGAACGTCATCTTCCCTGTCAAGGTAGGACATCCACAATCGTGCACCAGATGGCGCAGTCCACTGCATCTTTCTTTCTGACCATTTAATTCCAGGCCATATCTTAGGGTACATTTCTTGAGACTTAAATATAAGTTCCCTAAGTTCTTCTGTAGTATGGCGTAGCAATAGTCCTGAGAAACTAGGATGCCCCATGTAACGTAAGGGGTCTGCTAACATGGCATAGGATTTACCGCCACCTGCACTGCCGCCATATAATACTTCACGTTCACCTGCAGCAAGAAACTCTGTCTGTGGTCCCTCATTAGGTTTAAAGATTACGTTGTGTTGTTCCTCAATTGGAATTTCACTTATAATCTTTGCAGGTTCAGGCTTTGGCCTCGCTGATGTCTTCTTCGTCTGCTTTTGCTCCGAGCCTTGTGCGTTCAATTTCTTCCGCCTTGGCGATTGCCTTTTTCGCATAGTCTGCCCATCGGCGTAAGCTTGCAGCTTTGTTTTTTCTTCTTCGCTCATTTTCCAACCGTTTACGTAAACCTACGTGAGATATATCTCTACCTGTATTTCGTGTAAGCCAATTAGCTACTTCACGATATGAGTACTGTTTAAGATACCTTTGTGCCTGTTCAAGCATATCAAGCTCATGGTCAATAGGCAGCAGTACATCAGGGTCATCTGGATTTACTTCATAGCCGAATGGAATGGTCCTAGATATACGGGGAATAGGAACCCATTCATTGTCTTCTTTTATATCAGTTGGTTGGGGTAACTTCCATTGTTTTAATGGTTTAGTCATCTTCATCCATTTGTTTTGGTGGCATTAGCATTACTCCACCTTTAGCTTCTACTTGCATCTTTTCTGTTTTAACTAGGCCAGTACGATCTAGTAGTTCTTTTGCCGCTGACATCTTATCACGAATACCTAGTTCAGTAGGATCGTACAAAGCACCTACCATAGCCATTGCAGCTTTAGGTGCATTACGTGCCATGTAAGCAGATGTAGCATCTAGTATTTCTTCTTTCAAAGAGTTAATGATCTCAGTAGATGAAGTAGCATCCGAATACCCTGCAATCTTTTTTGCAGCTACAATGTCACCACCAGCCTCATCAAATAAGACAGCTAGTAGTTTCTGTTGTTTTTCTGTTAATGCTCGTGCCATTTTAACTCTTTCTTCTAAACAATGCAAGCACAAAGTTTGCTATTGATTGACCTATTTGTGTCGGGGTAGGAAGTAGCCATCCTAGTAGTAGCAGCATTATAACCCAAGGGGGAATATTCTGATTACTAATCATTAGCTTTTCTACTGGACCTGCTTCTACTTCTTTTGTTTCTGTAATGATGTCACGTCCTGCGTTATTAGTTTCTTCTTCTTCGTAAGTAACTACAGCCTGTTTGTTTTCTTTACCTAACTGTGTATTAGCAGCTACATTAGTACCGCCTGTAGGTAACAGTGAAGTTAAACCACAACTAGATAACAATAAGGCCAGAACTAACCATCTCATTACATCATCTCAAAATGTGGAGCATCAATGAAGGGTCTACGACCTTGTGATCTACGTAGGTCAATGTATGCATTCATTGCGTCCTCTGCAGTGTCATCGTAGTAACGAATGTCACCCTCTGACCAAGCTGCACCCCATTTGATAGGCACCTCTAGTTCTTCCGCTGCCTGTGCCATAGCATCACAAATGTTATCGTAAACATTTAGTTCCCAACTTACGTTAGAACCAAAATAGGCTACGAGGTCTACGGCATGTGAATAACCATCTTCCTGAATAAGGTGTTTGGATTTCATAGTCTGTGATCGTCCAGAGTTATACAGTTCTTCTTGCTCTGCTAAAGTTCTGACTCCATACGTCACACCAAAGTCAACGTCCGTCAGTTCAATAGCACGTTTAACAACTGCTACCATATCAGGGTGAACACCCTCTAGTTTACCTAGTGAACGACTACTTAAACTAAATCCCATTATCTCATATCCTTACTCATTGCCACTTTGTTGCCCATAGGCTTACCTGCCATATAAGCTGTAGCTCCCATGTACGCAGCAACTACACCAGTCTGTGCAATATAAAATAACCCTAGCAAATCTGCTAGAGCACTAACACGTGAATCAGACATCATTGGTGTAAATAGAAATACAGTAAAGATAATCATCATGCCCATAGCTACCCACGCCATAAACTTTTGTGATTCAGCTTTTTCTTCACGTAGCTCTATTTCAAGCATACGTTCTTTCATTGCTACTTCTTCTGCCGTGATAACGCCATCACCATCTACGTCAAAGTCAACTACCATTACGTCCTCCGAAAACGTGCAGCCGTTTTAGCTGCGCCTTTAGGCTGCTGAGAAAATTGTTTACCCGCTGCAGTATCTTTTCTTTTCTTTGCTGAACTAGCTGCATACTGCGAACTAGACATTGCTTTAATTGCTGCTTCAGGTAGATAACGTTCTCCTGTAGCTTTTGGGCCTTGCGTCGAAGGTTTACCACTTTTAGTTCTCCACTTCTGTCGAGTCCATTTATCTAAGCTTTGTTGTGATTTAGCTTTAGCCATTTGACATTAACCATGCAAAGAATATGATACCGCCTATACCACTAAGTAGTAGTAACCCTGATATAGTCCAAGTTATAATAGCTTCTTGTAACTCAGCCTTACGGTATTCATGTTCTCTTTTTTGTTTACGTATCTTAGCTTCAATGCGTATCAGTTCATCCCAAGCAGACGGACCCATTGTAAAACTAATATAGTCTTTTAGCTCTTTACGCATTTGCTCTGCTTTACGTTTAGCGGCAAACACTTCCATTGCTTCAGCTTCAACCGAGCCACCTAATGATTTCCACCAAGGGGGATTGTTTACTTGTTTCTCAGCTTGACCTAAGTCAGCCATATGTCCCGCCCACTGTGTTAGTTGGCTAGACATATCCTGTAAGTCCTTGCCTATTGCAAAGCCTTTTTTAAGTGCGTTGAAGGCAACAGTGGCCCCACTGATAATTGTCACTGGGTCCATATTGCCCTCTTAGCTCTTATATCCACCACCTGCAGCTTTATACTGCTTGGCTAACATTTGGGCTTTACGTGCAGACCATTGACCTGCATTTCCACCCTTAGTACCTGCTTTAATCTTGTTGAACAAGTTTTTACGCATGGTTGGTTTTGTGTAGTTTCCCGCCGAATTTACTGTTGAGGTACTGCCACCACGAGACATTTTCTTTTTTGTTCTTGTAGTTTTGGACTTCCTCATAAGCTACTCTCCGAATATCTCCACGACCAATGCCAATATCATTTAGTTCACGATCTGACATACGATAAAGTTGCATTGCTGCAATCTTTGCATTTGCTTCACGTTGACGAGCTTCAATCAATGCAACAAATACTTTTTTAAACCATTCTTTCATAACTATCTCCTTATATGATAGTGTAGCATTTTTACTACACGAGATAGTTATATCATATATAGTTATAACATACTATAGACAATAATGCAAGTCCGTTATGCTTTTCTGTTAGGGTTGTAATGTTCCTCTGCAGATATTGTGACACCCATAGTACCACCACCATTAAATACAGTTATCTTGTCACCTGCGTGTAAGTGCAACCTATCAGATGTAATCATGTTATATACATCATTACCTGCTATAGACTTATTATCAACTATAGTATAGTACGTGTTATCTTCTTTATGATACCACTGAATAGAAACATTACCTGTAGATGAAGCACCATTACTTACGTGAAGAAAAGTAACTATAGCATCATAGTTATTAGGGCAAGTGTATAAAACATCACTACTTGCCCCACCTGCAGTGGCTGTAACAGCAACACTTTCAGTTACTGTGTTATAACTAAAAGCTACCACTTACTTTTTACCTTTTACTTTTTTAACTATTTTAGTTGTCCATGCTTCATTAACATCAGGTGTAGAAGGATCATCTGCCATTAGCTGACCCTTTTCATTACGAGCACGAACTAGTTTAGTTTCTTGTGTTATGGCTTGTAACTCTTTAACATCTGTAATGTATGTACCGTCTTCATTGCGTGTCATTACAATGTTTTTGTTTATGTCTTCTACATGTTGTCCATGATTAACTACAATGTAACCAAGAGCAGTAATCTGTGTTATTTGTTCTGGGGTCATTAGGCACTGTTTCCTTCAATCTTATGGCAGTGTGGTGTAGCATATGCACCCCCTGCTCTTATATTGGTAGCTATCTTTTCTGCTTCTTCTAAACAAGCTTGTTCAGTGTAGAAAGGTTCTGGTTTTGCTATAATCTTACAGGACAATGCCATAGGATCAAAACATACGAGCATTATCCCTATCCACATAGCATTACTTCTTACGTGCCATACCGCCGTATGCCATCTTAGTAGATTTCTGTGTAGGCTTCATAGATGCACCACAGTTAGCATAGCCACCTTTGTTATACTTTTTACGGGCCATACCACCTTTGTTATAGTCAAAAGGTGCTTCAGACAAACTAACCTGTTCTTTTGGTTTAGCTCGTGCACTTTTTAATGTACGACTAGTGACTTCATCAGACTGCATTTTTTCAAACTTGTCACGTTGCGCATCCAACATGTTCTGCATCATCTTTTTACGATTACCATCTGGCATATCATCAATACGGCGTTGCATTGCGTCTAGTTGATTGGCTGTCTTTGCTTGTTCAATGTCTGATTTACTGACAGTCATCTTCTTAGCAATGCTGCCTTTCTTTACTACTGTCTTAGCTTCCTGTGCTGCTTGACGTGCCGCACGTGCAGCTCTTTGTGCTTTTGTTAGCATTGGTACTTACTCCTATTTACCATTTAACTTTATCTGCCCAATAAGCTGCACTCAACTTACCTTTAGCAATATTTTTTCTGTGACGTGCTTTAAATGATGCACGTTTCTTTTTCATACGGTCAGACTCACCAGCTTTGGGTTTACCTGCAGTGCTTGCACCCTGCTCACCAAAACGAATTAGTTTATATGTTTCACCCTCTTTAGCCATCACTACGTGTGACTTAGTTGGGTGCTTAGGGGTACGTTTAGGTTTATTAACGCCTGACAATCCCAAACGTTCCATTGTACTTTTAACTCTCGCTGGTATCGACACTGTCTGTCCATCCTTCCATACGCATAGCCCACTCTACATGTTCTAACGTAAACTTCCTGCCATAATGATTCTGCACAGCCTCTCGCACGTAGAATACATCACTATGGGGGATATGTAATTGATCTACAGTTCCATTCATTACGTGAGTATAAAACTCAGAAAGAACATCGTCAGTATATAGTTTTACTGATTTTTTACTCATTGTCAAGAACTTTCGTAATAAATACACAAATTCCTCGCCTAACGGCGTTACATTTAAAGTGTACATTTAAAGTGATACATATAAGTGTAATATTAGTTAAGTATAATTATATCTAACTATATTAACAGCTAAGTGAACATTTAAAGTGTAATCACTTAAAGTGTCATCTTAGTTTTAACTATTATAGTTTTACACATTTTGTGAGGCATGTCAACCCCTAAACTTTACTATGCTACAATATTAGGGAAAACGTTCTATGTATCCCACGTTTTTTGGAACCATGTTCTGTGTAAACCACTATATATGTAATGTGGTTAACACTTCATTTTTCCTGATCTGTGTAGATACGTGTATACATATACGTACACCCCCCACGTGGCCCCCGCCTACCCCCGCACATCACACGTCATGACGCATGTTACACACATCATGCACACAGGTGAACGCAAACACATACACATGTCACACCAACACACGAGAAGCTTCAACAAAATCAGTGACTTAGCCAACTGCGACAACTGTTATGGAATCAGTTGCCAGTCTTTAGACTGTGTGAAACCATAGGATTTGTGATCACAGTGTGTGTTGCAATGCCGATGCACATTTTAACCACACCCCATAAGGGGTGACTGGCTGTTTACTTGTGATCACAAAACTGTCCAACATTGGACGGTGAATTGCAGTGGGCTTGGCCTCACGAGTTTAGCGCACGAGTTTCGTAATCACAGATTACTGCAACCACCCGTGAAACGGCACGGGCAGAGGATCACACGGGAAACTCGGCACTTACTACTTACTAACTTATACTGTTACATAGATAGTTTATTATCTCTCCCTTTAGGGTGAGAGAGATAAGTAAACTCTCTTAAATGTAACATAAGTTAGTAAAGGATAGTATTATGGCAAAATCAGCTTCAAACCAAGTTGGAACAACTTTGGATGCTCTAGTGAAAGAGGGCAAAGCCCTAGGCAAAATGTGGAGCACACTGAACAGTGTGAAACAGTCTACTAAAGCCAATGGCTTTGACACTCGTTTGGGTAAGCTGCTGTCCACACTCAAAGCACAAAGTGCTCTGGACAGTGGTCAAATCCCTACTCATGTCCTTCGGACACATGGCATTGCCAACATTGATCGTCGTCGTCGTGCCGAAGCTCTATGGTTCTATGAGAACCAAGCTGAGTGTGTGGAGTTCATCAAAGCCT